TTATTAACGTTCCAGCTACCAGCGCCTTTTTTCTTAGTAGCAATACCACTACCACCGGTGCCACCTTTGACTACTTCAAAACCAGTATCTTCAGTAGCATACATTTCTTCTTTTTCCTCGCCGCCTTCAGCGCCGAGATCTTCCATACCACCTTCTTCACCGTGGTCTTCACCCTCTTCTTCGCCAACAACGCTATCGCGGAGCTGACCAAGTAAATCAATAATGTTATCAATGATCTCTGCAGGTGACTTGGCTTCTTCATCACCAAGATCATTATCACCGAGATCGTCATCGGCGGCGCCGCCAAGTTCAGGAAGCTCCGCTACATCTTCTACCGTCTCGATATCTTTATCTTCGCGGAGGTGTAGTTTGTCGCTCATTACGTCTTTAAATAAATCGTCGAATTTCTTACTCATATGAATATTTATACCGCTTGATTCATTTTTTTGCGAGAATTTACCCGGTTCGTATAAATTTGTTTCTAACTGCTTTTTCGTCATCTTAGCCGGATCAATTACATTATTAATACTAGGGTGTGTTTGAGCAGCTTTAATAGGACCTGAATCCTTATGTACAAACGCTTTGGGTGATGCTTCAGCTTTTTTAACCTTCTTATCCGTAGCGTATTTAAAGGTTCCTTTGGGAAAGGTATGCTTCTCTTCATTAAGAAGAGCTTTGCCATATACTTCACCAATATTTAATAGGTCGTTTTTGCTATTCATAGTCTAAATATATTTATATGCCGCGTGAGCAAAAAAGAGAGTTTTACTTAGGAAATAAGAATCTACCTACTCAGCATGCTGAGTTTGATTACTCAGAGCATCCTGAATGGGTAAAGAATCTTGATAAATCTAGGTCAAATATATTACATTTTGCAGAAAACTTCTTTTTTATCGTTAACCTCGATAAAGGTAAGCAATTAATTGAATTACACAAATACCAGAAAAGAATCTTAAAAACCCTCAGAGATAATAGATTTGTTGTAATGTTGTCATCTCGACAATCAGGTAAAACTACCTTAATGACAATATATGCATTATGGATAGCATGCTTTAATGAAGATCAACGTATATTAGTGGTAGCTAATAAAGAGCAGACTGCCATTAATATATTTAAAAGAATAAGGTTAGCGTATGAACAGTTACCTAACTACCTTAAGCCTGGCGTAATTGAATATGGCAAAACATCAATGAGTCTTGCAAACGGTTCCAGTATAGGTATTTCTACAACATCTAGTGATGCAGGTCGCGGTGATTCGTGTAACTGTCTTATTCTGGATGAGTTAGCATTTATTGATAATCATATGGTAACTGAATTCTGGCGCTCTGTTTACCCTATTATTTCATCTTCACAAAAATCAAAAATTTTTATTGCCTCTACTCCTAACGGTACGGACAATTTATTCTACGAGTTATATAAAGGAGGAGAAAAGGGAGGCAATGGATGGACTTGTGAGAGAGTGGACTGGTGGGAAGTACCGGGTAGAGATGATAAATGGAAAGAGAATACAATAAAGTCTCTCGGAAGTGCTGAAGCATTCGCTCAAGAATTTGGTAACGAATTTCTTAGAACAGGTGAAAGCGCAGTAGATGAGGAACTATTTATAAAGTTAAAAGAAGATATTAAAGAACCTCAATTTGTATTTGATGACGGTCATTATTTGGTATGGGAACCACCTTCAAATGACAAGTTATATGTTGCAGGGGTTGATGTAAGTGAAGGAGTAGGACAGGCAGCTACAGTTATACAAATTTTCGATATTACTGATTTAAAAAATATCGAACAGGTAGCGGTGTATCACAATAATACTATTAATCCAATTCAATTTACTCAAAAATGTCTAGATATCTTACATAACTGGGGTAATCCTCCTGCGTGTATAGAAAGAAATAACTGCGGCGCACAAGTAGTTGATCAGCTTAAACTACAACATAGCTACCCTAATATTGTATCATATGGACCTAAAGTAGGAGATAAAACGTTTAATCGTCACGGTATATTAGCTCATACTAACACCAAATATAAAGGTGTTATAAATATGAGATATTATTTAAACGAACTTAGAGCTGTAAAAATTAGAGATCGATTTACCCTTAATGAATTAAAGGGATTTGTGAGATACCCTAATGGTACTTGGGCAGCTTCACCGGGATCCGATAATTGGGATGATAGAGTAATGAGTTTAATGTGGGCATTAATTGTGCTTGAAAATGACGTCGTAGAAAAATATTTCGAGGTAATTCAAAAAGATGATAACGAACGCCCATTATTAATTAAATCCCTTGACTACGGAATTAGAGATTTTATTGACCCTACGCAGACGTTAATAAATCTTAAAACTAAATCTGACTTAGAATTACCTATATTGATATCAGGGTCGGATAATAAGACATATAGAGATGAAGAGATAGAATCTTTAAGAGGTGAAGGCTGGCAAATGCCTGGAGAGCCGTACGAATCGGGTTGGAAAGTATTAAATAATTTTTAATGAATAACTTTACTCAAGCACCATTTAATAAGATCCGCAAGGATAAATTTATTATGGTTATACCGGTACCTAAAGGATTAAAAGATATAGTGAGTAACTTTAATCACTCTAATAATACAATAAGCCATGATGCATTTACTATATCAATCTTCGGAGCAGTTGCTCCACCTATATCTGTTCCCGCAGTAGATAATAAATATAGCGGACAGTCTATTAAGACGACAAGCTATGCTCGGCCGTCATATCCTCCGTTAAGTATTAACTTTACTATTGACAATAGATTCAATAATTACTGGTTTATATATAAGTGGCTCGATATTTTAAATGATGATAAGAAATCAATATATGATGCCAACGATATTGTCGGGGTTACAGCTGATCCGCCTACAGATCCGAGTGTAGGTGTATATAGTGGTACGTATAGCAAGCAGCTACAATATTATGCAACAGATATTTCAATATACGCTCTTGATGAATACGAAAAACGAGTCATTGAGTTTAAATATTTTGGCGCTTTTCCGACTTCTATAGGAGGCCTTAATATGTCTTATAGAGATGCCGGTGAAGCAGAAACTACTGCAGAATTTGCTTATAGTCAATTTACAGCGTCTTTAGTGGAGAATGTAGATAGTTTATAATAAGTAGTGCACCCCTAAAAATATTTCGAAAAAAACCATAAATAATTACATATATGGCAAATAGACAAATACAATCACCTGGTGTACAGATTAGTGAGGTGGATCTTTCGCTAAATCCGGCTGCGCAATCTACTACGACCATTTACGTCCCCGGGTTTGCACAAAAAGGTCCAATAAATGATGCTGTAAATATTACTAGTATTGCAAATTTTGAGCAGATCTACGGTACGCCTACAAACGGAGCAGAAAGATACTTTTATAACACAGTGAATGCAGCATTACAAAGTCCTGCAAATATCATAGTAACAATACTACCTTACGGTCAGACTTCTATTGATAAATACGGATTGCTAGCTTTTCCGGCTGTTTATGTAGATAACAGCAGTGGTTGTACTACTACTTCAGTATGTGCGAACGGTAGTTATTCAGCAACTACAGGCGTATATGTATTAGGTCAACCGGTACATTACTCTCTAACAAAAGATCAATATAACTCTTGGAGACAGGGCAATTTATTTCCATCTTATGCTCTTAGTGCAGCAGGTGGTACACTAGATTCGACAAATATTAATAGTATAAGTGGTGCTGCTCTAGTTATCGGTAATCAATCTGTTACGGATATTAATGGTAACTTCGAAGGTTACTATATTAGTGTTTGTGATAACACGAACATTAATCTGAACACGGACTATACGATAGTAAGAAACGTCTACTCACTATCTGCTTCTGATGGTGTAGCAGGTGTGGGATATACTACACTATCTCCTAATAGACTTGGCGTTGCTCTAACAGGTACACAGGATCAAACTGGTAGCATTTCTCAGACACTAGTTTATAACTCCGCTACATACGATCAAGGAACAAGATATTTTGACGATACAATTTCAATTGCGCTGTTTAAGTTGACACAGTCAACATTTAATAATAGCTCAGTCGCTCTAGCTGCAAGTCTTGCAGAAGTTTATCACGGCTCCCTGGATTCTCACAGGCAAGTAAATTCTGTAAACGGTGGTCCTCCTACAAGCTTCTTTATAGACACAGTTGCAAGTACTTCACCTAATATTACAGTAAAGACGAACCCCTATCTTAGCCGGCTAATTCAAGGTAACGGATATCAAGACGCTACGGGCAATCCTCAGGTTAAAATTCGTGTTGCTAATCCGGCTTGGATAGATTCTTCGACATATTCCGTCGGAGCAGCGACTTATAGCGGTACTACTCAAATTGCAGCTACTACAGCAACTAATGCAATTAATAGATGTTCAATTTTAGGAGTATCTGGAACAAATACTCTTAACACTATTTTAACAGCTGCCGGAGGTCAGGTCGACGGTATATACCCTCTTGGTATATATAACCCGTACAACATTCAGCTAAAACAAATTGGTAATGTACCAGGTAAATTACAGACTATTTTTGGTAACTTTACTAACGGAGACATTTATCCGTTTGATATTGCTTGTGAAGCTGGTCTAGGTACAATTTTCGCAGCTGCCTGTGCTAACAGTGGGGTATTTGATGACTTTACATACTTAAATATCGGCTCAGCTGGTGCTCTAGATGGGTCAACAGTTCCTACTGGATTATATGCTACATCTAATTTTAGCTATAACAATAGTACACCGGCAACTAATTACTGTGCTGTACTTGATACATTCATTAACCTCGTTAATGATTTTTCCAGAAAGGACTTTATAATTATTGCTGACCCGATTACAAATATCTTCGTACAGGGTAATACCTTCAAGCAGATAAATGCAACTGGTGCGACCATCGGTCAGAATATATTCGTACCTATGAACAACTTGTACTCAAAGTATAATACAAGTTATGTAACGACCTATGCGAACTGTGTACAGGTGAACGATGCTTCTTCCGGATTACGAGTCTGGATGCCGTTCTCTGGTACCGCAGCAGCGCTAATGGCAAATACAGATGCTAATTATCAGCCGTGGTACGCCCCGGCCGGCTTTACTAGAGGACTAATTAACAACGTAACTGATATTGCGATTTATCCGAAACAGAAAGATCGTGATACCCTTTACAAAGCTGGATTCAATCCGGTTGCGTTCTTCCCGGGTGATGGTTTCGTAGTATATGGTCAGAAAACCATGCTATCAATTCCGTCAGCGTTTGATAGAATTAATGTTCGTAGATTGTT